GGGGCCTGTGAGCGCGTGGTCGCGGTATCCTGTGATCTTTTGATAGACGATCAGCGGGTATGCCGGCGCCTGCGGGATGAAGTTGGGATAGACCCGCGTCGTGATCGCCGAAACGCCTGAATCGGCCTTCAGAATCGCCGCAAGGGCCTGTTCGATGTTGGCCGCGCTCATTTCGAAAGCCCCCGGATCATGGCCGGCGTCAGCTTGCCTTTCTCGGCCCGCTTCGCCAGGCGCCTCGCCGCCTTCATCAGTTGCACTTCCATTTGCGCCGCGAAGATCTTGAGCACCCGGCCGCGCATCGAATCCCAGGCATTCCGCAGAAACGGGTTGGCTGGCATTCGGCCCATGTGATCAACCATAACGACCTGCGTCGGGCTGAGCCTGGCCGCGAAAGGCCCCTTTTTCGGGAACCGCTCGGCCGTGCCGAACTCCACCAGATGGGCGTGTGGCGCCGACGCGCCAATATAGACCGTGACGGTGGTGCGGTCCTGGATGCGGCCGCGCTTTTGGCTGGCCTTCAGCTTGGTGTCGATATGGATCGAATCGGCCAGGGCGCCGTCGTCGCGCGGCACGTTGGCTTTTGCCAGGTCGCGCACCGGCTCAAGGCTTTTCTTGATGGCGTTGCGGACGACGGTCTTCCGCATGCTGACGGTTGGAAGCTGCTCAAGGTTCTTGATGAGCTGTTCCATGCCGTTCAACTTGAAGGAAAAGGATTTTGATACCGCCGCCATCAGTCGGCCCCCGCCGTCGTGTGGATCTCAAGGCCGGCCTTGCGCCCGATCTCCATCATGGCCGTCACGTCATGCACCCGTCCGGCATGCACCAGGCGGTCAACCGGGGTAAGACCGGTCAGATACCGGATGCGCCATTTCGTATCGCTGCTGGCCGCCGTCTGCTGCGCCGCGAATCGCTCGACGCCCCGCAGCGGCACCATCTCGGCCCATACCGTGCAAAGATCCGTCCAGGCCTCAACCTGCTCGCCGTAAGCGTTCTCGGCCATCACGCGGCGCTGAAGGGTTACGCGCCTATCCATGCGGCCGGGTCTCATGGCAGCTCATCCCAAAGCCGCGCTGATGCGAGCAAGCGGCTCACGGCCGGGTTCTCGTTGTAGGCCGCCGCCTGGCTCTGCGCCTCACGGTTTTCCCAAAGATCGGTCAGCACCATCAGCACCGCGGCCCGGATGGTCGCCGGCACGTCGGCGGCCGCCTCCCAGCCGCAGACAAAGCGGATCGTGATCGGGTTTGACGGGTAGAGCGTATCGCTCGGCCAGGTCTCGCCGTAGGGCAGCACAATGCGCCCGCAGGCGGGGCCGTTGGTTTCCACCAAGTAGTCGGTGCCCTCGGTGAGCGTCGTCTCTGTGCCGTCGGCGTCTTTCCACTTGACCGACGTAACGCTTTGAAGGTTCCCGAAGGGCAGCTTGATCGCGTCACCCGGGGGACATGCGTCAATGCTGTAATCCCAGGTCTGCGTGAGCAGCGCCCTTCGGGTGATGTCCTCGACGTGCTGCCGGGATGCGGTAATCAGCGCGGTCAACAGGTCTTCGTCGGTCAGCGTTGCCGCGTTGGCGATGATCGACGTGCCGAACTCGCAGGCGGCGACCAAGACCTTCGAAGCGGTGCGGATGTATCGCTTCGTGCCGCCATAGGCCAGCTTGTGGTCGGCGTTGTCGTTGGCGGTGGTGATTTGAGCAAAGGCCCCGGACGCGGCGTCGGTCCAGGTGGCGCCGTCGTCGGACTCCTGGATCTTGGTGTCAACCGTGCCCCCGGCCCCGCAGGTGCCTGCGGAAAGCACCACCACCGCCTGCTGCCCGAAGACTTCCACCGCCGCGCCCGCGTGGGTGGTGTAGTTGTCCGCGATGGCGTGTGAGCCGAAGGCCAGCGATTGCGTGACGCTCAGATTGTCATCGAACGTCTCGGTGTCCAGCCGAAGGTGCATCTTCGCTTCGGCCAGGCTTACCGGCTCAATTGTTGGTGCTGTCTGGAGTATCAACGCGCTCATCAGAATCCCCATCCAATGCCGACCGTGGTCAGCAGATCGTGCTCGCGCACCCCCGATTGCCAGAACTCCAGCCGGGTCAACTCGACCATCAGGCGGACCCGGCCCCACAGGGGCATGGCACCGCCGAGCTTGACTGCCTCGACCTGGTTAGGCGTGTCGGCCTCCTCGAAATAGTAGGCTCCCCAAATGTCCAGCAGCGCCCCGTCCCATCCCGCTTGGGCGTGTGGTTGCCATGCCTGCTTGGCCCAGACCGCGCCGTCCTCGAACTCCGAGCGGTAGCGGCTCACGCCATAACCGGCGGCCACGTAGGCGTCCCGGTAGACGTAGGCCCGCGCCTGGGCGATGGCCCCGGCGGTATAGCCCTGGTCGGCGCCGTATTTCTCCTGCCAGGCGGCCCGGGCCATCCCGTGCAGGGCGAGATGGTTCCAGCGGGCCGTGGTGTGCTCGACGCGCAGGCCGGCCCCGAGGTCGTACCCGGCGCCGGGACCGTGGATCGTGACGTAGGCGGTTGTTTCGGCGTGGGCAATTGCCCCAAGCGTGAGAATGAAGCCGAACAAACAGGCCATTCCGATGATTAGGAAACCGTGTCGTTTCATCATTCTTCGGCGCGGAGACCCCTTCATTCAGGTGGGGGAGGAAGCGCCGCCTCCTATTTTTCCTCTTGTTTTCTTCTTGACAATTCCGCAAAACTAATGCATATATGAACCATGAAGCGCACTGTCCGTCTTAAACTCCATCCCACTCCCGACCAGGCCGAGGCTCTTTGCGAGACCCTGGCCATGGTCCGCGACTGCTTTGACACGGTCGCGGCTTACGGATGGGAGCAGGGGGTGAAGAATGGCGTGGCGCTTCACAAGGCCACCTATTACCAGCTCCGGGAGAAACACCCGAGTCTGCCTGCGCAGCTCGTCTGCGCGGCCAGGGTCAAAGCCACCGAGGCTATCGGCTCCGCTTTCGCGCTGCGGGCCAAGGGTCGCAAGGTCCATTGCCCGCGCACAAAAACGGGGAGCATTCGCTATGACGCTCGCTCGCACAGGGTGCTTCCGGGTGAGGCGAGTCTCGCGACCACGGTTGGGCGCATCAAGATCGCCTGGACGGCGAATACGCATGCCGCGGCCATTCTGGCCAAGGCCGTCGAGTTCGACTCCTCCGACCTTCTTTACCGAGACGGTACGTGGTGGCTGCATTCCGTCCTGACCCTGCCTGACGAGCCTTTTTCCCCTACGGGAAAGGCCGTCGGCGTGGATCTTGGAATCAACCGCCCAGCGGTTACGTCCGGGAATGTCTTCCTGGGCGAAGCTCGCTGGAAGGAAATCGAAAAACGGTATTTCCGGCTCAAACGCAATCTTCAGGCCAAAGGCACTGCCTCCGCCAGGCGCCATCTTCGGCGCGTCAGGCACCGGCAGCAACGGTTCAGGCGCGATTGTGACCACGTCCTCTCCAAGAGGATCGTAGATATGGCCGGCAACGGGTCCGTGATCGTGCTGGAAAACCTCAAGGGCATTCGCTCCACCACCAAGCAGCGTGGCAAGCGCCAGCGGCGCAGACACCATGGGTGGAGCTACGAGCAGCTCAAATCCTTCCTCGAATACAAGGCCGAAGCGGCTGGTTGCCGCGTCGAGACTGTTGACCCGAGGAAGACAAGCCAGCGTTGCTCGAAGTGCGGATATACAGCACGATCCAACCGCAAGAACCAGAGCCTTTTCGTCTGCGGCGCTTGCGGCTTTTCGCTCAACGCGGACCTCAACGCCGCCCGGAACATAGCCTGGAAATACCTTGCTCAGGGTGGCATGCCCGCCCTGAGCGGGCCGCCTGTCAACCGGCCTATCGTAACGCATGTTGAAGCCAAAACCTCCTAGAGGAATTGCGGCCGAGTGTAGTTACAAGCCTCGTCTTTCAAGGCGAGGTCGTTGACTGGTTCGCTTCCCCTGGCTTTACGGACTTACTTCACGGCCACAATCGGTTCTTCAATAGTAACTGCCTCTTTTGGCACTGCTATTTTCACTGGGGAGATCATTTCCGTTTTCCATGATTCCAGGCC